TCTCGATGTTGCGCACCTCGCGATAAGCGTCGCTCCATCCTTTTGGCGCGCCGGCGGCGCCTCCCGCGCGTCCGTACCGCCGCGCAACCTGGAGCTGCTTCTCTCCCTTGCGGCGGTACTCCTTCTTTCCTTTTCCTTTGCCGGCCTTGCGATTCGAGATCGTGATTGTTTCCGACATAAGTGCTAGCCGTTTGCAAACTGCTAGAAAATTCAACAATTCCGTCCGCCAGCGAGGGATCACGCAGCGCCTGCTGTACACCCTCATTCATGGCTTCGCGGTGCCGCACCCACTCAAGGAGCAGCACCACGGCGACGTTGTGGCTAACGTGGAGAGCCCACCGAATGGGCAGCGTATACCACGGCGAGATGGTGGCCAATATTCCATTGGCAAGATGCAGCAGCAAATTGCTGCCCAACTTCTCATCCATTATTTCCATCATCATAAACGACATAGTGGCTTGGACGGGATGAACCGTCCGGGCAAGCTCCTCCGTAATCGGAGCCACCACTATAGAAGTAAAATTTTCGCCTAAAAGCCAACTGGCGGCGGAATTACACACGGCGGCTCCCCAAACACAAGCCGCGAGGGATACAGTGTCACACATACGCGCACCGTAGTAGTCAAATCGGGTGCTAGCGGTGCACAAACGCGCGAGGGGCTCACCGAGCCGGTCAACGCGATTCATCTTCTTCCACCGGCGGTCTGGAACACTGCCGGGGAGTTTCGTAACACTACGAATGTCCTTTATCAAATCATCGCAGTCGGCCATCCCTAATCCATAAAGGAGCATGTAGCTCTCATAAATACGATCGGATTGCGGGACACCCACAGTGCGACTAACTTGAGCCATGACGCTGCGCACGGCATCCGTCCGGCGCTTCGCAGCACGCGCCGCACGCGACTGTTGGTGCTCATTCAGCATCGGATATGCAAGCTTGCGAACGTGTGCAACGTACTCACGGGCAATTGGAAGATGCGCAACCATAGGGGCCACATTCTCGGCAACCGCGTATAGCCAGGCCGGGTCCAAAAGATGTCCGCAACGGGCGAACAACTTGGGAATCAACTTTCCAGGTTTCGGCCCAAACGCATGGCCATATTTATTGTCCGCCGGCCAAAACCGGCCACTACAAAATTCCATGGCAACCTCATACGGCGAGATGTGCACCTTGGCCTCATACCCAGCCTCATGGTACCCCAATTCAATGGTCTGTGTCCAGGCGGGCGCGTCAGCCATCGTGCCCTGAGCTAGGGCCGCGCAATCATCGCCCGCAGCAATGCTGTACGCAGGCTTATCATCAAACAAATCCCTTTGAATACACACACTATCGTCCGTATTGGTACTACTAGTCGTATTCTGGCCACTTCTCTGGCCGTCATCAGTGCCATAAACAATCCCACCCGAGGTATTTCCTTGAATGGCATTTGATTGTTTCAACTGCACGTGGGTAGAATGGTCCGCGCCGCTTCGCCGGCAACTGTCGGTATATTTGTCCTTCGCGGCCCGGCGTTTCGATTTATCCTGGCGCACAACATCAATAGAAATGTAAATAACAGGACCCGTCAGCTTGGCTTTGGTCCGAGCCAGCCATTTGTCGAGCTGATGCCCATTCATGCCTATCGCATAGGTCACATGGCCATGTGGGTTCGTGGCCAGCATGTGCTTGCTACGAGCATGCACGTGACGGCCAATCAAAACAGACTCAGCTGCCGTACTGGCCTGTATGATTCTCGGGTCGGCGGGCTTCACCTCGCCTGCGCGGTAAGCATAACCCATCTCACGTTTCACGTGTGCCATAGTCTTGGCATTGCGGTGGTAGGAGATGTCCGTAACCAATTCTCCCATGGCGCGCTCGAGTCTGCGCCGCTTGCGGCCGGGAAACCTCTTAGACCATTCCTCATAGGGCGTGTCGGTGTACGACAGCCCATGGCCGACGGTCTTACCGTGGTAGTCACAGTGGATCCAATACTGGTTGCCTACAGGATCAACGGGTGCCAACACGCGTCCCACCAAGCCGCGCCGTTCATTGTGCCTGCATGCGGC